AGCGTGTACATTCCACAGGTTGTGAGCGGAGAGTTGGGCTCTGAAGGGTTCAGAGAATCGTGCGGATACTGTTTGAATTCCGGCGGGTGTCATGATGGAGATGGCAAAAGAGTTCGCGCCGTTTTGGATGTCTGAGTGGAACCATTGAGAGAAGGCACTGTATTGTTCTTGGGAGAAAGTCCAAGAGCAAGAGAGACTATGGTATGAAAGGAGTGATGTATTTCGTTGTCGTACGGCTCCTGATTCCATGGATGTTTTGAGGATGTGAGGTGTTGGAGAGAGGGTGTAGGGATTGAGATTGGGTTGAGGCAGGGATGGGGGGAAGAGGTTGAGTGCGTGTGGGAAGAGGAGGAGGATCATGCCTGGATATCCATTTCCCGGAGCGAGTGGGGGTTTGTTTCGTAGGGATCCGCCTTTTCCTATGACGAAGGAGAGAGTATCGCGTGGGGATACGGAGAAGGAGAAGTGTTTGAGGGCCCCGTTTTGTCCGCCGCTTGCCCCGATGTACGTGGCGAAGAGGGCGTAATAGAAAGCGTCTTTTGTGGGAGCTTCTGCACCTCCTCCTGCACCGAATCCGGTTCCATTTTTTCCTGAATGGGGAGAAGTATAGCTAAAGGTGACGCGGTCATCGACGAGTGAGGAGAAGGGCAATTTCCACCGTGAGGGCGTTTCCCATCCGAAGGGTAAGAATCCGGCGGCACCGCCTCCGCCTGTGGAGGCGTCGGTTTGTGATGATATAGGTTTTCCGTGGCTTCCTCCTTTTCCGTGTAGTAAGAAAGGGGCGACGGGTTTGCTTGAGGGAACGCCGCCGTTAGAGGGCGGTCTATCGCTTCTGCCGCCTTCGCCGGCACTTTCGGGAGCGACGGGGTCCGTGAAGGCGAGGTAACGGGAGTGTCCATGTAAGCCTCCTTTTGCGGATGAGAGGGTGACATTATTGCGAGCGAGAGAAGAGGGAGTCCCGTTTCCTAGTGGTTTTTTTCCGGCGTGGACTCCGAGCAGGGTATATTGTCCCCCCGCCCCGCCTCCGCCGACAACGAAAGCTTCGACATTTTGCGTTTTCCAGTAATGGGGAGCGATCCATTCTGAGTCTTCTGTGATGAGGAGGTAGGGTGTATTGAAGACGATTCCGGCTCTGAGATTGGACGTGATGTCGAGGGAGGTATTGTAGAAGGGAGAGATGAACTGGAAGAGGGAAGAGAGGGGAGTATCCATGATGATTGTCCTTTTGTGTTATTATTTATCCGCGTCCTCGAGGAGAGATTCCGTACCGTCCTTCGATGGTAGGAGCGAGGCCGCCGCCGAGGCTTAGCCTTCGTGCGATGAGACTTTCTGCTTCATTGATGACGATATCGAGGTTGATCTGTCCATTATCGGAGACATTTTTTGAGGTTTCGACGTGAGCGGGTGTATGGTTATTGATGGTGACGGAGAGGTTTCCTTGGTTGTTGAGGGCGTGAGAGAGGATATTGTCGGCAGATTGCATTTGTTGAGGGGTGAAAATGGCTTCTCCTTTTCGAGCGATGACGGGTATTTCGTCACTTTGCAGGCTGGGTGCGAGGTCGCTTATGAGTCCGCCGGAGTGAGCTTTGAGTGAGAATAAGGATGAGAATCCTTGTGAGAGGAGGGAGAGGGGGTTAGAGACGAGGTTTCCGATGGTGATATCGGAGAGGGTACGTTGTATGAATGATGAGAGGTCTGAGAATTGGTTTTTGCTTTGCGAGGAGAAGGTGGAAAGAGATTTTTCTGCTTGTTGGAAAGCGTTTTGGAAGCTTTCTGCGATAATTTTGGATTGTTGTTTTGCGTCGGAGGAGAGAGGTTTAAAGTTTTGGGATTGCGAGGGTGAAGTTTGGAAGTGTTGCCGTTCTTGTTTGACATTGTTTTGGGACAACTGTTCTTTGAGGCTGTAGAGGGTTGTATTGATATTCTCGAGGGTGGATTGTAGTTGTCTATTGTGTTCTGAGGGCATGATTTTGGGTTTCTTTTTTTAGGAGTTGTTGGAAGGCGTTTTCGCACATGGCGACGGCAAGTGCGAAGGAGCGACTTTTTGGGAAGTCCCACCAGATTCTTGTGCATTCGATGTCTGTTCTGGAGAGGGTGACGGAGTGTAGGGTGGAGACGAGAGGAGGTCCTGCGGCAAGGACAATATGCAAGACGTCGGCGTCGTAGGGGAGGAGTGTAGGGATTGAGTCGTTGTCATGATGTTGTTGGGGTGTGAAGTCTGAGATTCCGAGGGCTTGAGCTTGTTCATTGAGGTTTGAGAGGTTCGCGCTGCCGTTTTGTCGGGCGACAGCGCGTATTAGTTTTTTTGTCGACTTTCGTATAGGTTCTTCCAGTAAGCGGAGAGGATTGCACGTCGAATGAAGGGGTGGTCGATAAGCTTTTTGAGTTCATTTTGGTGGAAGGGTATGGGGTTTTGTTGTTCATTGAGGAGTCCGTCCCACCCTGTGATGATGGAGAGGCAAAGTTCTGTGTCTGCGGACTGAGGAGGTGCTTTTTTTATGAGGTTGTTGAGGGTATTTTCGCACAGAGCACGTGTGTAGAGGGTGAAGTTTTGAGTTTCTGATGGGTCTGGTAGGGTTACGGAGACGTCGATGGTGAGGGGGTATTCGTCTTTGATGATGAAGCTCATGATGCGAAGACCTTGATGTCGTGACTTTGTAGGGATATTTTGTGCACGGAGAAGGGAATGGAGAAGGAGGAAACGTTGCCGTCTTTTTGCAAGGAAGGTTCTAGGAGTTGGATGTGGGGGCAGGAGACTTTCCAGTATTGAGCACTGGTGTCTCCGTGTGTGATGGAGAGAGGGATGAGGGTTTCATTTTTGATGAGGGAGAGGGGGTCGAAGGTTGTGCGATCAGTGTGGTCGAAAGAGAGGGAACCTGAGGGCTCACGATTATTGATGAGAGAGGCGGAGAGGTTGGTTCTGTGGAGCATCCTGAGGTTATTGCCGAGGTTGAGGGAGAGTCTCTGTATGGCGATTTGGGTATTATGTACACTTATGGAAGTGTTTTGTGGTGAGACGGGTACGGGTTGGTTCCAGGCGGCGAAAGAGGCTTGAGGCAGGGGCGTATCGGCAACGGAAGCGGTTTTTCCGATGAAGGCGAAGCGTAGGATGGGGAGTTGTCCCGGATCGAATATGAAGATGGCATTTCCTCGAGCGTTTCGGATGGAGTAGAGTTGGCCATCGAGGTAGTAGTGGAATGAGAGGGCCTTGGAGAGATTTTCTGCGGGTATGAGGGAGAGAGAGAGGTTTTTGCTGTTGGCTTCATCGTTTGGTTCTATATTCATGCCGCAAGCTTGGAGGAGATTGCTCCATGGAACGGTTTTTGTGGCTGTATTTTTTCTGAAGGGGAGGGCGATTTCGAAAGAGATTTCGGCGTGGGTATTGGTGAGGAATTGCGATGAAGTTCCGGAGTGTCCTTTGAGGGGGTTATGGTTTATGGTTTCGCCTGTGAGGAGTCTGACGTTGAGTTCTGAGACGGGAATGGCGTCGGTAGCGAGTTTGGGAGTCGGTGTGTGGTCATCATTATTTTCGAGTGAAGCGATGACGAGGGCGCGATGAGCGAGTATTGGCGAGTGCATGAGAGGCATCCTTTACGGGTTTGAGACGAAGAGAGAGAGGGAGTAGGATTGTTTCCAAAGGACGAGATGATTTTTGACGTCATGGAGTTTGCTCGAGGAGAAGGAGAGAGGAGAGAAGGTGCGCGGCCAAGAGCTGTGTTGGAATCCTATGAGGTTATGGATAAGTTTTTGGTGGAGGTTATCGAGGGAAGAGAGTGTAGAATTTTGGGAAGATTGAGGTCCTAGGGATTGTGAGGAGAGAGCGATGAGTATGCCGATATTGAGCAAGATTTCTTGTTGCGTGTGTCCGATGGTATTGATGGGATTTGCGGTGGTTTTTTCTGGGAAGACGTAGACGGCGGGAAGTTTGGCGGCTTGAGGAAAGGGTGTTGTATTGTGGTTGATGAAGTCGAGGTCGACGAGGTCGCCGACATATTTGACTTCTGGTATGCGAGAGGAGATGTGCTCTCGTAGGGTTTTGGATAGGGTTGAGAATGACATGATTTTTTAGAAGGAGGTTAGGGGTTTTCTGCCGAAGATTTTTGTATCGGAATCGACGGCGAGGTTGGAAGCTTTGGAGGGAACGTCGTTGATATTGAAATTTCCTGATGCGATATCTGAGAGTTGTTTCATGGCGTCATTGAGTATTTCTGATACGATGGGAGGTCTATGGTGTGTGAAGAGTCTGGAGTAAGCGATATCGGTAGCGATGAGTTTGATGATTGTGGGTACTGGTGAGAATGGCACGGAGTATCTGTGTTTGAGAGCGGAGTTGATGAGGGCGTCTGCGTCTTTGAGGGCGTTTTCGAGGATTTGGACATTGAGGGCATTGCTTCCATCTCGGTCTGTGAGTGTTTTGAGTTCGTCTTCGCCGAAGCGTTGGGAGAGGATTTGTGTATTGGAGTAGGTCATGTGATTTGAGTGGGTTTTGTAGAGGTGGGTGGCAGGATGGTCTCTGAACGGTAGAGAGCCTTGAGCCCTTATGTGGGGGCTACTGGGAGGAATGAATGCTCTTCGTAAAGAGAGTCCATCCTGCCGATGATCATCCGTTGGGGGAGATAGGCAACGGATGTCTACGGGATCATGGGTCTTATGAGATCGCCGATGATCCGTAAGGGGTAATAGCCTATTCGAGCCAAGGGGAAACGATGACGTCGACGGCGTTATGGTTGATGTTGGTCTGTCCATTTTGCAGGGTTTCGGCCTTGACGATGGAGAGGGCTTCTTTTCTGAGAGAGGGAGGTACGATGAGGTGCGTGGGACGGAGTCCGAGCGTTCTGTTGTAGTCTCCTTTGACGTTCATCATACTGGAGATGGCGTTATTGAAGGTTGTGTCTGAGAGGGCTTGTTTGGAGCCCCAAGCGAGGAATGGGAGTCCGTAACCGAAGGCGACTCGTCCATCGACGCCGTAGATGTACTCGCCCCGCATGAAGACTTGTTCATCTTCCGGGTCATCGAGCTGGGTGAGGCTGAAAGGTTTTCGGACTTGGTAGAGTAGGGGTTTGAGCATTCTTGATGCGTCGACGAGGAACCAAGGAGTGCTGGTTCCGTTGTCTGTATTTGCGTAGGTGACGACTTTTCCGTTTTCGTTGAGACGGGGGTGGTCAGTGGAGAAGAAGGCTTTGCCGTCGAATCCTTTTTGCTGCCATCCTTTTTGGAGGAGTTCGAAGACGTAGCGGTTGGGAAAGCGTGCGACTTCTTCGCCCATCATTTTGAAGACGGATCCGTAGACGCCATAGCGGTCATCTTCGATATCGTCGCGTTTGATGCTGATGGTTTGTTCGAAGTGTTGATTTTTGAGCGTATATCCGGAGACGGTCATTTGGTGGATGATGCGATCGCCGAGCCACTCGCGAATGGAGGGGATATGATTGAGCCAACCATATTCTTCGCTAGCGGTTTGTGACATGACTTCTGTGACGAGGGGAGAGTAGTCCATTCTTTCGGATTGGTTATCGAGTCCTGTTTGGAAAGCGGTTTTGAATCCTGTGGTGAGGGACTGTAAGTTGCCTTGATTGATAAGCATGAGAGATTATTCCTTTATAGGGTTTTGGTTTGTTGAGGTTACGGATTAGATTCTGATCCAGACGATATCTCCGGAGACGTCGAAGAGTTTTCCGGCGTAAGAGGAACCGGTGGGAGCGAGAGTGACGGTTTCTTCGTCGACGACGTAGACGTCGCGTCCGATATGGTTTGCACTGATATTTTCGCCACTTTTTCCGAAGAGTCCGAATATTCCGGTTTTGACGGTGATGGATGTGTCACCTTTTGAAGTGTCGGCTCTTTTTTCGGCGATGCCGATGCAGAAGGTTCCGGTTTTTTTGGTAGCGGGTTCAACTTTTCCGGTGGTGGCGTCGATAGCGACGAGGGATCCGCCATAGATGACGGTATTGTCTTTGAGGATGAACTGTCGTTTGTGTCCATTGATTTCGGGAGTATTTTTGTCATGTGAGAGTGTCATGATGATATTTCTTTCTGTTGGAGTTGAGCATAAAGCTGAGGATTGATCCCGAGTGTACGTATGACGTCATTATCGGGATGGAGAGGAGAGACAAGTGTCTTGGAGGGAGCACGTTCAAGATGATTTGAGTGGCTCTGTTCCGAGAGACTTTGTGCTGAGGCACTTGAGATTTTGTGTTGGGAGTGGGTGGGAGCGACGGCGAGGAATTGAGAGAATTCTTTTCCAGCTTTTTCTGCACAGATTTCGGCCCAATGTCGTTGAGCGGGAGTGATTTGACCTTTTTTGAGGGCATGTGAGACGATGTCGTGTACGTTTATTTTCTCATTTTTTTGCGAGGGCAGGTTGACGGTGAGTGTGCAAAGCGAAGGGGGCGGAGCTTGGAGTCTGAGGCATCGTTTGAGGTTGCTTGTGAAGGAGTGTGAGGATGCGTCATGTTCCGATTTTTTGTTTAGGGGAGGGAGGGTGGTGATGGCGGGTTGGTTGACAAGAGCAGCAGAAATGATCTGTGATATTTCGCCATTATTTTGTGTGAGGAAAGAGGGGCTAATGAAGCGGTATTCTCCATTTGCGATCATGTCGCGTGCTTTGTCTGTCCAGACGACATCTGCGAGGATGACGCCTTGAGGAAAGTGCTGACACCATTTGTTGTTGTGTTCTGACTGTTCGCAAGGCATAGAGAAACGCATAGCGATAATCCATCCGGCGGCCGGAGCAGGCTGTCCGTTTTGCGAGGAGTGGCTAGATTGGTGTTCGTAGTCGATGAGGAGTTCGCCATCGAGCATACTTTTTTCTATGACGGAGACGGGGTCTGAGAGTTTCCAAGGACCACGGGTATCGAAAGAGCGTGGTTCGGTGATGCCTACGGGGAAGAGAGCGATGGTATCGTGAGGCGTTTGTTTTTGAGGAGGTAGGATGGTTGTTTCCATGAGAAGATGTTCCTTTACGGTTTGTGCGTTGATGATGAGATACTAGGTGAAAGAGAAAATAAAAAGAATACCCACAAGAAAATTATATGAACATTTTATGATTTTTTTAGGAGGGTGTCACTCTCAAGAGGAGGATTGATGCCGATGAGTTCGCGGATTTGTTCGTGGCTTACGGAGAGTCCGAGAGGTATAAATTTGAGGGCCATATCGATTTTTTCGCGGCGTGAGAGGGAGTGGTCGGGTTCGAGGGAGAGTTTGGGGTAGAATGTTTGGGGTCCGAAATTGAGGTCGATGAGGGGTCGTATGATGTCGCGTTCGAGAGTGCGGATGAGGTGGGTGGTATCGGCGTGGGCTATATCTTTTCTGACATGGTCATGGACGGTGGCAGCGGCAAGAGAACCTTGTTTGACTTCGGTGGTGAGGTTTTGACCAAGGATGAGTTCCGTGATTTGTTCGTCGATGTAATGAGCCATATCCTTGTAGATAGCGTTTGAGGCTTGCCCTTGACTGTTTTGGAGGAA